GCCTACCTCAATCAGGCCGCACACAAGCATCCGGCGGTGCAGAAGGCCACCGAGGCCGGCCTGGCGGCGACGATCGCCGGCGGCGCGCTGATCGCCTACGAGAGCGCGGTCGGAATGGCCGGCAAGTTCGGTGTGCTGAGCAAGGAATTTGCATCCACGCTGATGCGCGCGCCGCTGAAAGCGATCCGCTTCGGTCTCGGACCGGAAGTGCTGCCGTTCGAGATCGCGGCCGAGGCCTATAGCGGCTGGCTCGGCTCGATCATGAGCGATCCGAAGCGCGCCAAGGAGGTCAACGCGCGCCTCGCGGAAACGCTGGGTCCCCAAGGCTGGGCCGGCATGGAAGGCGGCGGCGGATGGTTCGGCAAAGCCTCGCCGGCGCCGGTGGAACCGCCTGCCTGGCTGGCTTCGGTCGGCGCCGAGAAACAATGGCAGGCCGCAGTCGAGGCGCCGCAACAGGTCGAGATCAAAGGCGAGGCGACGCTCACGGTCAAGGTGGAGATCCCGGAGGGATTGGAAGCGGCGATCGAGCACGCCGGCGAAATCACCGGCATCAAGGTCCGCGGTTCGACCGGCAACCGCGGCGTCTCGTGGCCCGACGTCGGCGCCGGCAACATGCTGCCGTGACCGCCCATGGTTTATGCCCGCGACTGGATCAGCACGCTGTGGCCGGCGTCCTATATGGGCGTGCCGTTCTATTTCGAGCACGACGATTCCGAAGGCGGCCGCGACGCCGAAGTGCATGAATATTTCGGCGCCGAAAGCTGGGACGTCGAAGACACCGGCATCAAGGCGCGGAAATTCTCCGGTCTCGCCTACGTGGCGAGCGACGTCGCCGACCAGCAGGCGGTCGCGCTCGAGCAGATCTTCGAGAGCAAGGGCCCGGGCACGCTGGTCGTGCCGATCATGGGCCCGGTCAGTGTTCATTGCGAAGACTTCAAGCGCACCAGCGACAAAGACAAGCTCGGCTTCATCACCTTCCATCTGAAGTTTGTCTCCGCCGGGCCGGTGACGCCGGCGGCGCCGTTCGTTTCTGTGCCGCAGCTCGGCCAGACGGTCTTCGAACAGGCCGCCGCGCTGTGGCAGGCCGGCGCGGGGATGTTTCCCGACGCGCTGGTGCTCAACAATCCGGCCGATTACATCGTCGCCGGCGCAGTCGACGAGGTCGCGAACGTGGTCGCGGCGATCGAGACGGTGCGCTCTGTCAATCCGGTCGACGCCGATACCTCGGCAGCGGTCGCCGCCGCCGATGTCGCGATCGTCACCGCCGCGCCACTGCTGATCGCCTACGGCAATCCGGCGGCCGCGCCGCTGAAGACGACGCCGGCGTCATCGCTGATCAATTCGCCGAACCCGGAGGTAGCGGCGGTCGCCTCGGCCATCGTCACCCTGCTTGACAAGGCGCCGGCGATTTCGCCTTCGCTCACCGATCCGACCGCCATCCTCGCGGCGACAATCGGCGCCAATATCAGCCAGCTCGCCGATGGCCTCCAAGGCAATCCCGATGCCGGCGCCGGCGCGATGCTATCTCTCTATCAGGCGCTCGCGGCCGTCATACCGACACCGCTCGCGGTTGGTGCATCGCCGAATGCCGTTGCGGCCGCGGCGAACGCCGCCGCCATCCTGGCGTTCGCGCGGATCGCCGCGCTCGCCGCCTGGGGCGAAGCGCTCGAGCGGCAGACTTATCAAAGCCGGGCCGATGCGGTGGCCGCGCGCGCGCTGTTCGCCGAAATCGTCGGCGACGAGCTCGGCAGCTGGACCGGCGCCGCCGGCTTTCCGGTCTATGTCGCGCTGCAGGACCTGCAGGGCGCCGTGGTGCAATACCTGACGCAGCTGATGGCCAATCTGGCGCCGGTGGTGACGATCAGCTCGCCGCAATCGATGCCGGCCCTGTGGTGGGCGTGGCGGCTTTATCAGGACCCGACCCGCGCGGTCGACCTGGTGCTGCGCAACAACGTCGTGCACCCATCATTCATGCCGCTGTCGTTCGAGGCGCTGGCGCCGGGCTACGCGGCGCCGCCGAACATGCCGGTCAATTGGCCGAGTCCTTAACGCGCCGGAGCGAGCGCTGTGGCCGAAGTTATAACCGTGCTGGCGAACGGCCAGCCGTTCACGGGCACCTTCAAGAACTTCGAGGTCGACGCGGGCTATCATCATGCGGCGCATAGTTTCTCCTTCGAGGTCGCACCTTCGGCGCAGCGGCTGCAGATCTTCGCTCCCGGCACGCCGCTGCAGATCCAGTTCAACAACGACGTCGCTTTCACCGGCTATGTCGATCGGCTGCAACCGACCTTCAAGAAATTGACCATCAGCGGCCGGTCGAAATCGCAGGATTTCATCGACTGCGCCGCGATCGATCCCGGCGGCACCGGCAATTTTCAGAACCAGTCGCCGTTGGCGATCGCCCAGGCGCTGGCGCAGCCGTTCGGCGTCACGGTCGCGACCGATCAACAACTCGACGACGTCGAAAGCTATCAGCTCGTGCCCGGCGAGTCCGGATTTGCGGCCTGCGAAAAGCTGACGCGCGCGCAGGGGCTGACGCTCAGCGGCCAATACGACGGCTCGCTCAAGCTCACCAAACCGGGCAGCAAGCGCCACGCCGGCGGTCTTTATCAGGGCCAGGCGCCGCTCAAGGATTTGGAAGGCGATCTGAACTGGGCGCATCGGCATTCGCCGATCATCGTGCGCGGGCAATCCGCCTCGGGCACCGACGCCGCCGCGCTGCAGGTCGAAGCGACCGCGCAGGATGCTTCGGTTTGGGGCGGCGGCGCCGCGCCGGTGCAGAGCGCACCTTCATCGTCGGCGCCGGGTTTCACGACCGGCCGTTACCGGCCGCTGGTGCACGTCGAGGATTCCGACATCGACAGCGAAACGGCGCAATCGCTAGCCGACGCGCACAGCCAGCGCGAGGCCGGCGAGGCGCTGAAAGCGCACGCAGTGACCTACGGCTTTCGCGATTCCGGCGGCACGCTGTGGACGCCAGGCTGGCTCGTCTGGGTCGAGAGCGAGCGGATCGGTCTCTGCCAGGCGCTGCTGATCAAGAAGATCAAGTTCACGCAGAAGCGCGGGGGCGCCGGCTCCGGCAAGCACGCGTCAAAGGGCGGCTCGACCGCGCACCTCGAGCTGGTCGATCCGCGTGCCTATGGCGGCACCGCGGCAAAAGGCTCTAGCCCGCCCGGCAGCACGGCCTCGAGCATCTGGAACGTCGGTACGCCGCCGGTGCCGTTCGCGCCTGGCTCGGTGCCCGGATGACGCGGCATTCGTCCTATCTCACCGATCGCGACGCGCTGCGCACGATGCTGCGGCGCGCGTCGGTGAAGGCGGTCAACGACCAGGGCAGCCAGCAGCTCGTCAATTTATCGGGGCTCGCTGGCGATCAGCCGGCCGATGTGCCGACTGTCGCGCTGTTCGGCTTCAGCTCGAACCCGCCCGCCGGTGGCGTCGGCCTGATCGCGTGTCCCGGCGGCCGCAGCGACAAAGCGCTCTTTTTCGGCGGTGAATTAGCGAAGTTTCGGCCCAAAAATCAACCGGTCGGCGGCGTCACGGTCTACGACGCCTTCGGCCAGACGATCAGCTTCGTGCAGAATAATATTCGCATCGTCGGCACCGGCGCGGTCACCATCACCGCGCCGAGCGGATGCACCATCAACGGCAACGTCACGGTGCAAGGCAACGTCGCTGCGAGCGGCGTTATCAGCGCGGCCGGGGCCTGAGAGGCCGCGATGACAGAGATATCGCAGATCCCGTTCACGCTGGGCGGCGATCTTTCCGGTGCCGGCGGCACACTCAGCAGCTCGTGGAGTACGGGCGACGCCAAGCTGACGTTCAAGCAAACAGCCGACCCGGGCTGGTTGCTGATGAACGACAGCACTATCGGCAGCGCCGCCTCCGGCGCGACTTATGCCAACGCCGCCGCGCAGGCGCTGTTCACGCTGTTCTATGCGAGCCCGTTCACCGACGCGAACGTGCCACTCTTAACGAGTGCCGGCGCAGCGACGACACACGCGGCACAAGGCACTGCGGCAGCAGCCTGGGCGGCAAACTGCCGGATGACGTTGCCGCTGCAACTCGGCCGCTCG